GCGCAGGCGGTCACGGACAGCGTTGAGAATGGCGCGTTGGCCGACCAGCTCGGCTTCCTTGTCGGCCAAGCGATCGCGGAGGCGTTGGTTCTCGATCTCTAGGTCGTGGAGGCGGGCGTTGAGCTCGTGGATGTGGGTGGTGGCCAGTTCCATTGCGCGGGTGGCTTCATGGACTTGTTGAATCATGGCGTTTATGTCGGGGCTCACGGTTTGTTCTCCTGTAGGACGGCTTTGATTTGTTCAATGTCAGCGGGACGCCAAACGTAGACTTCGGCTCCGGCCTGGCGCAGCGTGTCAATCCAAGCTTGTTGACGGTCGGAAAGTTTGCCGATGGCCGATTTGAGTTCGGCGAAGATCACGCCGCGTTTGGGGTGGGCGAGGACGAGGTCGGGGAAGCCGGTGTCGCCTGCTTGGGCGGTGCGCCAGCGTCCTCGAGCGTTCTGCGCGGGTAACGGGTGGAACACTTTCCAACCATGCCAGCGCGCTACGTCGATCACGACCTGTTGAAACGCGGCTTCGCTAACCTTCACAGGCTTCGCCAAATAGTCAGGCGTTGGCCGTGGCCGTGGTCGTCGGTCCGGGCCGATTTGCGGGTGCGGTCGGTGGCCATGATGAGGCCGCGATTCGCCGCGGCGTTCAGGCGAGCGGCCAGTCCTTTGGTGACAGGGAAACCTTTGGGTAGGCGGCTCCAAATGTCGTCGGCGGTGAACTCGGGCTGAAACTTGCGGCAGGCCGCGATCGCATCATCAACCTGGCGTACTTGATCGGGGCTCCATTTGGCGGCCGCTTTAGCAGATGCCGCCATACCCTTCTCAAACGGTGTCGGTGCGAGGCTCGTGAATAGGTCAAGTTGTTCGGGCATCAGAACGGGTCCTCCTCGGTCATAGCGGAAGCCTTCAGCTCGTCGATGAGCTGTGAGGCTTCGCGCTTCGTGGCCGGGCGGGCTGATGAGCCAAGAGCCTTGAGCATCCGTAGTTGGGCGTCGCTGGGGCCTTCGGCTGCGGAGCGGGGCGACATGGTTGTCGGCTTGTTGTCTTGGCGGGCGGCAACTTCGTTGGCCGAGGCGATCGAGCTGGTAATGCCGATGCCCATGTAACCGAGCGCACGGCCGAGCGCGGAAGTGAAGCCGACCATCCATTCGGAGTCTTTGGTGTACGGCGTCTTGCCGGGTAGCGGTTCCCAAGCGGAGCCAACGGCCGGCCGGGGGTCGTCGACCGATCGCCATACGGTAACGCGACAGACGAGGAATGGTTTGCCGTCAACTTCGATGATCTCGTGGTCAAGTTCGGCGACTCGTAGGTCGGGCCATTTTTCGAGGGCGAGTTTGAGGCGGGTTGGTACGTCGACGTAGTTGTCGAGGTTCATTCTGTGAGCTCCTGTAGTCGGGCCAGGTTCGGCAGGTAGGTTCGCTTGAAGCAGGGCCAGCACCAGCAGGCCCAGGCCGTAGCGTCCCATCGGACAATGTCGTGGCCTTCGATAACGGCGTCGCAGCCGGCGCATAAGGCCCGAATGGGCTTGCCGGTTACCTGCCGTTCGTAGGTCACGAACGAGTGTTTATCACACGGCTATGGCGTCGTGGTGGACGGTTTCCCGCTGTATGTGGTCCAAGGGAGGAAACCATCTCCGTTGCGCTTGAGCGAGTAGTGGTAGATGGCGAGGGCGGCGCGGATGTTGATGCGCGGGTCGAACAGCTCATCGTGGTTGTTGGCAATGCCTTTGGACGCGAGCCAGTTCGGCGGGTTTGATCGGTCCGAGCTCCAAAACCGGTTGATCTGGAAGAGGCCGTGGTCGGGGCCGGAGTCGGCTGTCGGTTGGCAGCGAGACTCGCGGTACATGATGGCCAACGCGGTCTCGAGCACCTCGCGATCGGCGGGCCAGCCTTCCTCGAGCATGAGTGGCGCCCATTCGGCGCAGACGGTGTCGGGGCCGACGAGGGCCGGGACGTATGCGGTGGTGGTCGGGGCCGGCACCGTAGTCGTCGTGGACGTAGTCGTCGAGGTTGATGTGGTTGTGACGGTGGGTGGCACCGGCTGGATGCTCACCATTGGGGCCTGCGTGGCCCTGGGAGCCTCGTTGAGGCCGTCCTGGCCTATCCAGGCGAGAAGTAGGGCTAGGGCGGTTGTGGCGCCAATAACCAAACGGGTGATGGACATGATTGCCTCCTCGACGGTCGGGTCGTCAGTTGGGTGCGGACGGTCTACCGACTCGCCCGGCTGAGGTCAAGCCTTGGGTTTGCGGCCGATGATCGGGTCGATCGGGACGCCCTGCTTGGCGCCGACTCCGTTGCCGATGACGTAGCCAAGCAGGCTGCCGAGGAGGCCGGTGCCGGCCTCGCTGGGGATGCGCTCGACAGCGAGCAGGATCGTAATACAGATCATGGCGGCCAAGGCCAGGAGCGCTTTGCTGGGGTTGGCGATGTTCATTGTCCCAATGCTTTCAAGATGGCGGCGTCCATGACGGCGCGGTCTGTGTGCGTCGGGCTGATCTCGAAGTGTATCCATTGGCCGCCCGGGGCTCCGGCGATTGTGCGGCGGTCGTAGACCTTCCAGCGGGCTCGGTCGCACCGCCAAGTACGTCCCCAGGGTTTCGGCCAGTAGTCGGCAACCATTTCAATGCCGAGTATGTCAGCGTTGTCGACGAGCCAGCGGATGACGGGTTCGATGTGGGTTTTGGCGGTAAAGCCGATGTCGCAGGCGCGGCCGGTGGCGTGGACCGACGCTAGTCCGGGTTTGCCTTTCATGTCCCGTTTCGCATACGAGCCAAGATGGCGTAGCTGGGGGTTGAGGTACAGGATGATGTCGCGGAGCGCCTCAAGGCCGGGTGTAGCGGCTTTGGTGTAGCCGTCGAATCCGGTGTATGGCCTAGTCATTGTCGGGTAGCACCCAAAGGCAGGTGCTTTCTTCGAGCACCGCGTCGGGATGTGGTTGGGGCGGGATGAAGGCGTCGCGGGCCGGGTCGTAGGTGTAGCCGATTCCTGCGTAATTTTTGCGGATGCGACGGTTGTAGGACGTTTGTATCCATTGGCCGCCAAGACCTAAATCTGTCGCAAGGAAGTCATGGCCTCGATCTTCTTGTTCGTCGGGCACCACGAGGACGCTTGTGACGATGTTGTTGTCGTCGATTTGTGCGAAGTGTGCCATTAGGCCGGATACCTCACGATCACGATGCCGGAGCCGCCGTTGCCTGCGATGCCGGTAGTGCCTGATGCGCCGCCGCCGCCGCCGGTATTGGCTGTGCCGTTGGTTCCGTTGCCGGTCGTGGCTCCTGCTCCACCGCCGCCCGTACCGCCGTTTCCAGGCGTTCCGTAGGCGGCTGGGCTGACTGAACTTAGACCTGCCGCGCCACCGCCACCGCCACCGTAAGTGACTGACGACCCGGAATAGCTGCTTGCTAGTCCGTTGCCGCCGTTGCCTCCGTTAGAGCCCGCGGTGCCACCGCTGCCGTTTGAGCCGACAGCTGATGCGCCGCCGCCACCGCCACCGCCACCGCCCTTGGAATTTAGGCCGGTACCTGAACCTGCGCCACCGTTCCCTCCGGTGTTGCCTTGACCTGATGTGCCCGCAGCTCCGTTGGATTGGCCTGTGTTGCTGCTTGTGTAGCCTCCAGCGCCGCCGCCGCCTGAACCGCCCGTGCCAGGGCCAGCGCTTTCGTAGCCACCTTTACCGCCGCCAGTCGTCGAGGCCAAAGCGCCGATTGACGAAGCGACACCGTTTGCTGTTGACCCGCCTCCAGCACCGATTGTGACGGTGTAGGAAGTTGCCGAGATTGCGACAGCTGGAAACTCTTTTGTGCCGCCAGCGCCGCCGCCACCAGAGCCGCCATTGTTGCCGAGTTGGCCCCCACCTGCGCCACCTGAAACGACGAGAATGTCGACTGTGGCGCCACCAGGGGCGGTGGTGACGGTGAATGTGCCCGACGATGTAAAGGTGTGGATTTTGTAGCCGCCGACAGTTGTTTCAGTACCGCCTGTTGCCACGATCTTTTGTTCTGCGGACCCTGTGGCCGCTTTTGCTGCGATAATCATGTGTTCAAGTTTCCAAACAGCACCCACTCGTCAGTTCCGACCTTGAGTAGGCCTCCGACGGCGTACTGGCCAAACAGTTTGAGTTTGGTGCCTTGGCTGCGGATGGTGACGCCTGCGCCGCCAACGGTGACTTGGCCCGCGCCACCCTGGTAGAGCAGGATTTGGGTGCCGGTCGGAAACGCCACGGAAGCGTTGGTGGGGATGGTCAAGGTGATCGCGGAGGCGTTGGTGAGGCTCACAACTTTGGCGACGTCGGTGAGGACCAACGTGTAGGTGGTGCCGGTTTGAGCGTTGAACTGGCCGAACGCCAGGTCATTGACGCCTTCGGTGATTGAGTTGACGTTGGCGGCCGTGAGGACTTGGCCGTCTGTGTATGCCTCTGATAGCGGGTATGTGGCCATGTGTGTCTCCTAGAGGGTGTTGGTTCCGAGAATACCGAATTGGGTTGAGCCAAGGATGAACGCTGTGGATAGCGGGTAGGCGGTCGTGAAGCTGGTTATCCAGCGATCGGGGGTGATGTCGTGGCTAATGCCGTTGACGGTGATGCGTAGGTCAAAGGTTGTTCCGGCGGCCATGGTGCGGTTGACGACGATCGGGTCGCCGATGTCTAGGCCGAGGCCGGCCGAGATGCGGTTGGAAACGCTTGAGAGGTCGAGGGTGATGGAGTCGACACGAAGCCGCGGGGTTTTGCGGTAGGCGAGGACGCTGCCCGCTCGAGCTAAGGCTGTTGCGTTGGTTTCCATCATGAGCCCGTCGGCCGAGTAGCTGCGGCGGCCGTACTCGGTGATCGAGGTGGCGTCGGATACCTGTTGCGCGGAGCCGCCGAGCCGGGTGAAGGTGACGTCGTTGGCGAGTTCGGTTTCGTCGAGGTTGATGTCAAGGTTTTGGTAGGCGATGTCGGTGCCGTCGTCGTTGAACTCGGTGGCGGTTGCCGATGCCCGTTGGGCGAGGGTCACTCGGGATAGGTAAGTGATGTAGCCGTCGCCGTCGACGAAGAACGCGCCAAGGTCTGATTGTTCGATGTTTTGGCAGGCGGCAAGGGTTTGGCGGGCGGTGCCAGGGTCGTTTTGTAGTTCGGTGTCGCCGGTGTCGATGGCGCGTAGGTCTGTCGGCCAGTCAATTTCGTCAAGGATGAGGTTGAGGCGTGTGCCCGGTAGGTCTTTGTTGTTGGCGCCGGTAACGGTGGTGATTTCGGCCAGTTGGAGAAGCCGGAAGGCGTCGATGGCGGTGATGGTGACAATGGCGTAGTCGGCGGCTTGGTCGGCCCAGGTCCAGTCCCATGAGCTGATGAAGCCGGTGAAAATGCCGTAGCCGGTGCCGAGGTACGCGGTGGTCACCTTGACTTGGCGCATGGGCAGGATTTGGTTGTAGTAAGGGCTGGCGGCGTTATCGGGGTTCCAGTCGCCGGTGAAGTCGAGGAATTGGATGATGGCTTGGCCTGGGCTGTATTGCTCAAACATTCGGTCGCGGCCGCGTCGAACGCTGATGCGCTGAACGGTGCTTGAGACGTCGACGGTTTGGGTGACGCCGGTCCCGAGGACATTGGTGCCGAGGATTCCGGACGTAAGTGAACCGAGCACCATTACGTCGCCGAATCCTGGGCCTGGGCCCAGTCGGATTTGGACGATTGGCTCGGCGGGCAGGCTCATTAGAAGTTGCTGTAGACGAGGCCGGAGCCGTTGCGCTGTGCGTTGACTAGACCTTTACGGATGGATTCGATCAGGTCGTTTTCTGTGGTAACGGACCCGCCGACATTGACGATCACGTTGCCGCCAGTACCGGTTGGCATGAGGTCAACAGATCGGAGTTTTGGATTGAAGTTGATTGGCGGGGTGCCGATTGGTCGGCCGCCTGGACCCATCTCAACAGGCCCGCCGCCGAATCCTGGGGCGCCGACCGGTTGGTAGGGGACAGCTCGAGCGACCGCCAGGGCGTCAAGCATGGCGCGAACCTGCTCCCATGAGGCGGTGTCTAGCATTGCTATGTACGCAGTTTTGCGTTCGGCTGGGATGTTGTTGGCTTGAGCGATGTATTCGGCCAGGCTTCGACGGGCGTCGTCCAGGCTTCGCATGGATACGCCAAGCGCGTTAGGCATCTTTTTCTCAAATGCTTCTTTGGCTTGTTCGCCTGCTCGGTCGATGTCCTCAACCAAGTTGCTCCAGGCTTCGCGTTCGTCAAGTTTGCCAAGCAGCTCGGCGTAAGCCGCATCTACATCGCGGGTCGCTGCGTCGATGCCTTGGAGAGCGTATTGGGCGTCGATCATCGCCCGGTAGCCGTCTTTCCAGGCGCGGGTGCCGTCGTCGACGGCTTCGGTAACGCCGCCGGGGCCCATGATTGCGTCGGCCAAGTCGTCCATGTCGCGGCGAATGAGGGCGGAAACGCCTTTGGTGATGCGTCCCCAAGCGCTGGTTTCGTTGAGGACTTTGGCGACGCCGTCAAGCATTTCGCTCAACACCGGAACGATTTCCTCGGCGACGACAATGGCGAACTGCTCGAAGGCGTCGCGGAGCGCGTCTTGGGCGGCGCGGAACTCCTTGGCCTTCTGTATTTCGGCCTCGTCGATGATTTTGGCGTCGCCGACTGCGCTAAGTGCCCGCTCCAGATCAACAGCGCCCATCTCAATGAGCTCCGATACTTCTGTCCATGATTTGCCGAGAAGTTTGGTGGCTGCCGATGCTCGAGCGGCCGGGTCTTGGATGGCGCGCAGCCGGTCAATCACGTTGAGGAAGGTGCGGTTGACGTCGGTGGCGCCGCCGGATGTCCGTGCGATTTCAATGCCAAGGTCGGAGAAGGCTTTGGAGTTGTCGATGACGGCCCGGTTCATTTTGTTCAGCGCGCCGGAAACGGTGCTGGCTTCAATACCGAGGTCACCGGCCACTTCGACGAAGCGGGAGGCTTCTTCGGCGGCTAGGCCGGTGATGTTGCTAAACTTGTCGACCTCGAGGGCCAGCTTTTGGAAGTCGCCGATGGCGTCGACGACGAAACCGAGGATGGCGGCCCCGGCCGCAGCTGCGAACGCGCCGGCGTTGGCCTTCATGGTGTCGGCCGCGGCCCCGAATCCGGCTTTCATTTTGCCCATAGCGCCGTCGGCCTCGCCGATCTTGGTGCGAAAGTTGGTGAAGGCGTTGGAGGCGTCCTGGAGACCTTTGCTGTTGAAATCTGTGACTATCGGGATGTTGATTGCCATTAGAAGCTCGTTTTCAGGTCGCGGTCGAGGGCGCGTTCGACGCGGTCGACGATGGGTTCGAGCTCGCGTTGGATGAGCTCAAGGTCGTTGTCGATATCGCGCCACATGAATCGGGAGGGTTGACCGAGGCGGCTGGATAGGGCGCGGGCGAAGTTGGGGCGCCGGTACTGGGGGGCGCGGCGTGAACTGCCGCCTCCGGCCTTGCCGGCCATGTCGACGATCGCGGTCGGTGCGTCTTTGGTGCCGACGCGAACCACGCTCACGATCGACTGGAAGGGACGGTTTGGCCGGTTGCGGGGTGCTCGAGCGTCGATCTTGATGGCCACGGGCTTCTTGCGGGCCCAGCCGGTGCGCCCGTTGTGGGCCATGCCGGAAAGGGGTGGGGCGCCGGGGATGCGGCCGTTGATGTTGTCGACCAGCGGGCGTACCGTTTTACGGATGTCCTTGTTGATCTCTTTCCGCAGCTCGGGTTCAAGCTTTTGGAGGTCGCGGAGCGCTTCTTTGAGTCCTCGGACTTCGATGCTCATTTCACGCTCCTTTGCTGATCTGATTCGACCAGGAGGCGCACCATCTCGTCAATGATCGTCGGTGGCGTCTCGAGTAGCGCGGCCGGGCTGATGCCGGTGCGGATGGCGAGCTGTGCGATCAGGTTGACGTGATACTGGGCTTGTCCTGGCGTTCTTTTGGGACGAGTTGGACGTCTGCGACGGTGTCGATGAACTGCGGCCACACCTTGACGGTTATCTTGGATTTCCGCAGGGCCTCGTAGGCGAGGTAGCAGATTTGCTTGAACTGGATGGGGTCGAACATGGCGGCCGCCGCCTTGCCTGGGTGGTGATCTTCCCAGGCGCAGGCGACGGCGTAGGTGATCGGTGCGATGTGCTCCGAACCGTCGTCCATAGTCACTTTCAGGTCCATTCCAATCATTGTCGGGCTCCTTGGATGGGTTTGGGTTACGGGTTCGTGATGTCGCGGGCGAAGGTGCCGCCGGTGAACGTCACGTTGACCATCGACAGCTCCCCGACGTTTGACGCGATCGGCGTGAAGCCGGACAGCATTGCGTTGGTGATGGTGTATTCGGGGTTGCTGGCCGATTCGGTCGTGCCCGAAGGCGAGATCGTCAAGGTCGTGTTGCCATCGCCGAGGACGTCCCACAGGGTCGCCTCAATCTCGGCGGTGCCGTAGCTGTTGAACATGGTGAGGGTCACGTCGACGGACTGGAGGCCCTTGGTGTAGATGCGGCCGGTGTCGCCCATGGCGGTCGTCTCAAGCGGGTCGAAGCCGACGGTGAGGGTGACGGACTGGCATTGGTCGGATACGTCGACGGCGCCGATGGCAACGGTCGCGTTCGACAGGAAGGTTGTGGTGGCCATGTGGCTCCTTTGGTTAGTTTCGCCTGGAGGCGATTCGGACGGTGAGGTCGTAGGCCGGGAGTTCCTGGCTTCCGATGATGGCCAGCGACGGTTGGCCGCTGGTGACGGCTAGCCCTTGATCTGCCATGAGCGTGTCGATGGTGGTCAAAAGCCAGTCGGCCGAGTCAGAGTTGCCGGGTGGGGCAGCCAGGACCCGGAGGGTGAAGGTGAGATCGCCCACGTTGTAGGTGAAACTCGTGAAGGTTGGGAGCTCGACGAACACGGTGAGTGGTCGAGCGTTTCTTGGGTCGGTGACGGGCACCAGGCCGAGGGATGTGATCCGCGTGATGATCGCGGTGCGCGCTTCCGCGAAGATGCCGGTAGCAGCCACTTCAAGCCACCTGGCTCCTGTTGATGCCGAGCAGCTGGTGGATGCGTCCCATGTTGAAGCCGGTGGTGGACGGCGTCATTACCTCGAAGGTTTGGAACGAGTCGATCGAACCGCGTTCCCGGTATAGGGCGGCCGCGTAGAGCGTGGTGCCGAGGGTGACGTCGCTGGATGGGCTGGTGGTGGCCGAGTCGGTGTAGCCGGCCTCGACGCGCTTACGGAACGCCCAGGCGTTCGCAGCAGCAACGCAAGTGGCGATGTAAGCGGTGTCGTTGGCGGTGGCTGTCGCAATGCCGAGGAACTGCTCGACGTTGGCCGAGGTTGTCCAGGTACAAGTGATCGACCAAGTGAGTGTGCCGAACGGGTCGGCGGCGTCGCGGTCGACGTTGTCGCCGGCGTCGATGTAAGCCAACTGGTTTGGGATGACGACGTCCGTGTTGAACGTCAGATCACCTTGGTAGCTGACTCCCGTGAATAGGAACTGGGGGACAGCGATGACGGTGAATGTGCCATTCATGCCGTCCCCCAGCCCTGCCACGGTGATCGACTGCCCGACAGCTATGTCGGTCTCCGTGAGGGTCTGAATCACGACGACGTCATCCAACCTCATGCGGTGGGAAATGCTGAACGTCGCCATGATTCAAGTCCTCGGTTCGGATTAGGCGCGGGTGACGAACATCTCGGCGTCGATCATCAGCGTCGCGAAGTAGCCGCGGAACGCGATGGTGCGGGCCAAGAGGCTCGGGTTCTCGATGGAGACGATGCCCTTCTGCTGTTCCCAGCACTCGAATCCGGCCGAGTTACCGACCCACACTTCCTTGCTGGTGAGCGGGTCGAAGTTGCGGTCGACGACGACCTGGAGGCCGAAGGCGTTGCCGTTGAACGAGCCGGCGTCCTGCTGGCCGAAGGCGTTCATGGCTCCGGCGTTCGGGAACAGCGGGCGGCCGGTGGTGTCGACCAGGGCGCCGAGCTTCTTCCAGTAGTCGGTTCCGACCATGAGCACGTTCGGCAGGTTGCCGTCCGAGTTGGTGAGGATCTTGGCGGCGGCGTTGTAGACGAACGCGACCCAGTCGGCCGGGTCGGTGTCGTCGGTCAGCACTTCGGTCTGCGTGACGCCTGCGACGAACTGGGTACAGGCTTCGACGTCGGTCTGGTTGGCGTAGATGCGGGCCATGTCGTCGACGAGGGCGCCGAGCACTTCGGGGCTGGACCAATCGATCGACGCTTCCGACAACTCGACGTAGCCGCCAAAGATCTTCTTGGTGACCTGCTCGTCGGACACGACGAACGTGCCGGACTGGATGGTCTGGCCCTGCGTGACCGCACCGATCGAGGTGTGGGTGGTCACCTTCGGGCGGATGAACACCTTGCCGCCCTGGGGCATGGCGCGGGTGCCGACGGCGTCGATCAGCGGACGGAGGCCGCGGAACGAGTTGAACACGGGAGCCACGACGGGCACCGGGAGCACACCGTCGAGGTCGCCGGTGGTGACGTCGGGGGCGGCGGCCTTGATGTTGGCGTTCATCTGTGCGAACTCGGAGCCACCTGCGGCGAACGCGGCGATGTATTCGCCGATCGACGGGAGACGGAATGAGCGCTTGGGTTCCGCGTACAGCGGCACCGTGGGGATGATGGCCGGGGCAGCTGCCTCGACCGGGGTCTGGTTGTCCATGGAGTCCTCCTCGGGCTCTGGGGTTTGGGTTTCTTCGGTTTCGTCGGGCGTGTCGTCCTCGGGGCTCGAGGCGGCGACCTTTTCGATGCGGGCCTGCTCAAAGGCGGGTTCCGCGACGATCGAGAGTTCGGTCCAGCGACCTTCCTCAACGATCATGGTTCCTTCGTTGTTGAAGGAGAACTTGGTGGGCACAACGCCAACGCTCACGCTGTCGTAGGCGCCCATGAGTAGCAGCGCCATCGTGTCGTTCGCGGCTGCCGTTTCGGCGAGCTTGGCGGTGAACATCATGCCCTCGGAAGTGTTGACTCGCTCGGTCACCAGGCCACGAACCTTGGCCGGGTCATGCGACTCGAGCAGACGCGGCGGGCGGCCGTCCTCGGGCAACGATCCCGGCATGAACATGACTTTGGTGCCGAGCGAGTCAACGGTGGCAACATTCCACGGTACTGCGAGTCCGGTAATGGACCGCGACGGCTCGGCAGCGGTTCGAGCGGCGTCGATCGTGAAGGTGCCCGATGTGAGTGTGAGTTTCTGTTCAGTCATTGGAGTCCTCGTACATCCGGTCGGATGTGGGTGTGGTGACGAGTGGTGATTCGACTAGGTCGTTGTCGCCGAGGTAGTCGTCGAGGTCGAACTCGACGTGTTTGCCGGCTGGGAGCACGTTGTTGCCCGACAGCGTTTCTTGGAGACAGTCGAGGTAGGGCTTGGCGCCGAATAGGTACAGGTCTTGGCGGGCCTGTAATGCGTTGTTGTACGTCATTCCTGTGCCGGTGGGTGCGCCGACGAGGTAGGGCGGGATGTTGGCGAGACGCGCCAGCTCGAGGGCCTGGTACTGACGCGCCTCTACCAGCTGAAGTTTGGAGGGGTCCGCGCCGAACTCATGCCATTCAACGAACTCGTTGAGGGCGCCGATGGCGTTGCGTTGACGTGCTGCGGACCATGCGGCTGCGAGCTCACCGAGATCTTCTGAACTCATCGGTTCCCCACCGCGTTGCTGGAGATAACCCGCAGAAATTTCGTTAGACGCGAACCGGCGCGCAGAGTTGTCGAGTTTGTAGGCGGTGTCGATCGCAGCTGCGCCGGAATACACGATGCCCATCATCGGGGCGAGGAACTGAACCAGGTTCTTGGAATCGACCTCGACGCCGTTGAACTGGACCTGATCTGACGGTTGGAACCACGCCGGGCCGGACTGATCGAGAGTGGTGATGTTGGCTGCGGGAAGCCACTTGAACGATGCGGGGAAGCCGGTGGAGTAGCGGCCGGTGATGAGCCAGAATGCGCGGCCGTAGAACAACAGGTCGCTGAACGTATTGGCCATGATGAAGTTGCGGGTCACGGCCGGGTCGGGACGAGTGAACCATGACTCACCCTCGACGTAGATCTTCTCGTACTCCTCCTCCTGCGGGTCCCAGGCGAGCCGGTAGGCGCGAAGATCAAGGCAGGCAATCATCGAGGCGATGAGGTCACGCGCTCGAGAGATGGTGGGGAGTTGGAGGGCGCGAAGTTCGCCGGTGCCGACGGTGTAGGTGTACGTCGCGTTAATCGTGGCCTGTTGGGCGGCGCCGGCCTGGGCGCGGACGTCGACGCCAAAGGCGGGCGTCATGTTCCGACGCGAGAAAAGTCCCACGCCGCGGAGTCTATCCACAGGCTGTGGATGAAGGTGTGGATGGTCAGTAGGCGGCGAACGCGGGTTTCTGCCGGGTGGTCGGCCGAGCGGCCAGCGCGGCGGCCCACACCATCGCACGGGCAAGTTCGATCGGGCCCGGCGACTTCTGCGACGACAGCACGATCGAGTTGTTCGTCTTGACCGCGACGGCCCGATTGACGTGCTCGGCTAAGGCGACCGAGCCATCGTGCCGGAGCCGGCCTTCCAGGATGAGCGAGCGCACGGTGGGCGTGAACTTGAGGAGCTCGCCGTAGCCGACGATCGTCATGCGCCGGCGCAAGTGTGGCGGGGCCAAGACCTCAAGGCCGGGGGTGACGGTGAGGGCGATAGTCGGGTCGGCCATGACGCGCTCGATCTCGACCCAGCAGGCGTCGGCGTTGTCGACGGTGAACTCGACCGAGGCATGGACGAGGCCGTCTGCTTGGGCGCAGCGCACTCCGACGTATCTGCCTTCGTCGACGGACGCTTCGACGCTTAGAACGCCTCCTGTGGGCCTCTCCAGGCTTTCCAGCGGCTCCCAGGTGCCGACATTGAGCCAACTTTTGGCACTTGCCACCCAAAGGTTTAGGTGGGCGCGGAGGAACGCGGCGCGGTCCCCTCCCTCCGATGCCGCCTCGAGCGCGTCCCAAGTGACCGTGGTGCCGAGTGCGGGGTTGGCCCAGGGCCACCAGCGGCGGTCGTCGGGGTTGATGCCGGGCGGCGGTGACCATTCGGCGAAGAACAGGCGGCCGGGTCGGCCGGCGTCGATTGCGGCGATCGCCTGTTCCCGCAGCTTAAGCATGAGGGTCGAGGACTGGTCGCCGGCCGTGGACCACATGGAAAGCAGCGGGTTTTTGACGGCGATCATGCTGGGCCGCAGCGCATCAAAGATCACCGACGGCGCAATGTCCCACACCTCGTCGACCAGGATGAGGTCGAGGGTGAGGCCGTGGATGTTGTCCTTGGCCGCGGCGACCCGGAAGGTCGACCCGTCGGGCATAGTGACCGCCTGCGAGCCGTTTGACCAGCGGATAGTGGCGCCGAACTTGTCCTCGAGGAACAGCGCCAGCTCACGGAACATCGGCATCGACCGATCGAGCTTGTTGGCGATCAGCAGGACGTTGACCGGCCGGCCCCTTCGTCGTGCCTCATCTGCGAGGAACCAGCCGGCCAACGCCCGCAACGCTACCGACTTCCCCTGCTGCCGACCAGTCGAGATCAACGCCTCACGAAAAACGAAGTCACCCTTGGCGTCGACAGCCAGCTGGCCCTCCAAGGCGATCTTCTGCCAGGCCATCAGCTCAATACCCATGTACCGGCGAGCCCAGTCGGCTTGGGCAGGGCCAAGACTCAAATCCGTCGAACGCGGTGTGACCAGCCTCGGCTCAATCCGGCCCGACAGCTCGAGATGAGCCGCCGTTTGCCCTGGCTGGCCCCGATCTGACCCGTCAAGGGAGATTAGAGAATGGGGGCTCGGGTTCTC